GTTGCTTTAGGATTTCTAAATACTTCGCCTAATTCATCTAAGTCCATTGCCATCATTACCTGTATAGTATCATTTACTTCAGAAACTTTATATCCTGCTTCCTTTAGTAGAGTAACGTATTTCTTAGGTCTGCCATTAGGATTTAATACCTGTCCTTTCTGTATCTGATACTTTTCAATGTCTTTCTTTGCCATGTGCTTTTATTGTGCTTTATTTTAATTCAAATGACCCAATTAATCTATTTGTTGCACCCGTTTTTTTCATATCTTTTAAACCTTTATGTTCACTACCTCTTCCAAATGACATACATCTCCAATTAATTAATTTTTTTAATGCATAAATCAAACTTGGCGAAGATGTTGTAATAGTATATCTCCACTTTTCTTTTTTATATATCTTTCCGACTTCTTCTAATAATTTAATTCCAAAACCTACTCCTTGATAATCAGGTAAAATTACTAATCTATGTACTTTTTTAATTGTCTTATCTATATTAGGCAAATGTATTACTGATAAAAATCCAGCAATTTGATTATTAATTATTGCAATAAATACATTTGCTGCATTATTATGACTATGACTTAAATAGTGGTGTTTAGCAAACATTTTCCAAATTGTTTTATCTGCTGTATTGAATATTTCAAATTTAATTTCTGGTCTATTTTTTTTTTGCCCTTCAAAACTTTGAAAGGTCATAGTATCAGTATTAAATATCCAATCAGGTAATAACCAATCTTGAACATCAAAATGACATGATAATGCTATAAACTTTTTATTAGATTTTCTAATTGCTTTTTGCATAGCAAAAGAACCTATTTGAGCAACATTTCTATCTACTACTGAAGTAAATTCATCAAAAACAAATAATTCTTTATCAGATAAAATAGCATTCGCTAAATCAACTCTCATTTTTTACCCATTACTTAAAACTGAATAAGGCTTTAACCATGAAGGAGGAGAACTAAATCCAACTGAATTAAAAGCATTTGTTATTTCTTCAACAGATTTATCTTTAGGCATATCATCCAAAATACAATTTTGACTATATTGAAAATTTGTTATGTATTCTTCAGGAAATAATTCTTTTGCTATTGTTGTTTTTCCTGTTCCACTTTTTCCAATAATTAAACCTATTTGCCAATTATTTGGTAAATCTATATTACCTTCAAATTGTTCAATTATTTCTTCATTTTGTAAATCAAATTTTCCAATTACTGAAGCTACTCTAAATGATTTATTAGGCTTTGTTTTTCTTATAATGTTAAAAGTCGGCATTGATAATTTTGTTCTATTAGTTTATTGTAAGTTGTTTCTTGTTCCATTTCATCTTTACATATAATTTCTATTCTAAATTCAGATTTTATATTATCAGATAAATCTTTTAATTCTTTTTCATCTTCAATTTTAAAATTAGGAATATCCAATCCCCATTCTTCAAGTTTATCTACATCCCAGTTATTAGCAAGGTCATCCCAATCCCACTCTCCGAATCCTACATTATCTTTAATGATAAATTCTTTTAGTTCTTCTTCGCTAAAATCTTTAGCTTGTTTAATCCATGTATCAGGAATATCCTTATATCCTAATTCATTTAATGCTTTCAATCTCATATTGCCACCTTGAACAATAAAGTTATCATCTACTACGATAGGTCTTAACTCCATCATCTTTGGAAGTGCCTTTATTGATTCGCATAGTTTTTTAAACTTATCATCCTTAATAATTCTTGGATTATTAGGATTGCTTTTAATCTGACTTATTTTCATATCTTGATATCTTTAATTCCGTAAAAATATAAATCGTGCATTGTTTCGTGTGCTTCTTTTAGTTCGTATTCACTGAAGCATTTATCTAATTCAAAAACTTGCTTAAAATCTTCTTCACTAATATTACGATAATAATCATTAGTAAATGGAGATGCAAAGCCATGATTTTCAGATGTACCATGTTCTTCCCTTCCAGGAGCTGCACAAGTCATTATTAATAATCCTCCTTTCCTTAATAAATTATAAGCATTTAATAATGTTTCTTTCCAATGTATATCATGCTCTAAACATTCTGTAGTAATAATAATATCAAATTTAGTTTTGCTTTTAAATAAATGACCACTGCAAACTATATCAACATTATTACCTTCTCCTATATCTATTCCTGTATAATAAGGATTAATAAATAAATAACGATTATTTCCGTTAATATCTAAACTTCCTATATCTAAAACTTTACAAGTATTAAATAATTCAGGATATTTGTTTTTTACTGAATTGCAGAAATCAATTTGTTCTTTATGTGCCATATTTATTTATTTATTATTTTGATTGTACCATGTATAAACTTTTACTAAGAACCCTAATACACATATCGGACAGGTATTCTGATAATGATAATTAGGTTCAGCTAATTCTCTATAAGCTATTAATATTTCATTTTGTATATGATGATGAAAGTTTACTATCTCTCCACAAGACATATAGAAATCATAGAAGTGTTTATGATTTGACAATGTTGTCAAATGCTTGTTTTCTTCCTTTGTTGATTTCAAATAGGTTGTAGTTTGTTGTTGCCCATTCGTGGATTTTTTCGCCATATTCAATTCGTTTATTAGGATTTAAAATTAGGTCTTTTATATATTTAAACCAATCTGATTGTTTTTCTACCCAAAGCACAGGAGCAGACATATCTAAAGTATATGGTTGCACCTTTGAACATATCACAGGAACTTTTTTACTCGCTGCTTCAAGTAGTTTAAGATTTGATTTACAAGAATGCCACCTGCTATTCTCTAAAGGAACTAACATAATATCAGCCCATTCATAATGCTGCATATAGTTAATAGGTTCTAAAGAATGTAGTTTTGTATAAGGCAATTGACCATTACAAGTAAAAGAATTAAACATCTGATCCCACAAATACTTAGTTATTGGATCAGTATCATTGTAACCTCCTAAAACCATTTTTATTTTATTTGCTAATGGCTTTAATCTTTGTAATGGATATTTAAGAATCTCTAAATCGTGCTGATGAGTAACGCCACCTGCCCAGAATATCCTAACTCTTTCATCTTCTCTTTTTACATCTGTGAATTGATGATGACCATAAGGCAAAGCGTTTGGAAATATCTGAATGTTTTTATTGAATGGATAAACTCTTTCAGCTATGTTTTCATTTGTGCAGGTAATTAAATCAGCGTATTTAAAATTATTCTCAATGATAGGCTTACGTTCTAAATAATCGTAATAGTTAAGATGGTTAGCAGGAAGAACCCAATCATCATCTATATCCATAACTATTTTAGAAGTCATTTGCTTTCTAACTTCTTCCCAATCTTTGTCTAATGGACTTAAACGATTATAGAATATTATATCCCAACCTTCTTCTAAAAGTTCAATAGAAGGAATATCAGTTACAGTAGCTTTTATATCGTTCATAAACGCCAAAGGCAAAGTTACCCTATGTAGAGTAACGCCTGACATTTTATGACCTAATCCTAATATTCTCATCGTATATGAATTTTATTATCCTCTACTTCATCCATTTTAATAATGGTTAATCCTTTATAAGACAGTTCTCCTATAGGACATTCATCAGATAACTCCATTGATAACTTATCATAGTTCAAAGGACTAACGATAAACTCAGTATATCTATCTCCGTACTCAGCTAACATTTTATCCAGTATATCTGTTAATTTGAACATTCTCTTTTTGTTTTAGTTGTTCTATAATCATAAAAGCATTACATCCTAAAGCTACAAGATGACCGTATTCCTGCTCATCTGAATAGTTACCATTCATAACTTCTATGCAATGTCTTAGAAGTGCTTGTTTTAAATCCTCAACTTCTAAAGGTTTTTTCCAATTACCTACCGGATATTTATGCCTATTCAATTGCATCCTTTCAGCCATCTTCTTGACATAATCAAAATCTATATCGTATACTAACTTCTTTTCAATTTCTTTATATCCTGACATTTATTTTATTTTAGTTCCTAAGAATCCTGCTCCAAATATTATCGCTACAAAATAACTTACTTCAATTGGCAACAAATAGAATGCAACTGCCGACCATACCGAAAGACAGGTAACACAATCAAATGGCTTTATTCTTTGATGTGGCATCATTGAAAATCCTTTCTTTATTGCAGATGGAATCCCTGCAACATTTACAAAGTAATAAGCAAATAAAAAACCTGCTAATGCTGTTATCATAAATTATTTAATGCTTTTTTTAATTCCTGCTTTGTCTTTTTTACTACTGCAAATACATGACTTTTAGGAATCTTAAAGTATTCAGCCACTTTAACTGAACTATTAAATTCTACGTATTTATTAAAAATAATTGATTCATGAGCATCGTTAGGACCTTTATCAATCTTTTCTTTTAATATCTTATTTGCCAGTTTATAGCTGACATCTGAGATATGATTAGTAGTATTTATTGAATAATATTCATCAAAGTTAATTTCTTTTTTCTTTTTAAATGCTGTGTAAAATGGTGAAGTTGATGAAGTTCCCATTAACCAAATCATCTTCATCGTGTAATCTATTAACTTATTTTCTTTCTGTAGCTTAATTATTTTCTTACAGTCAATAGATAAAAGTGCCAAAGCCATTTCCTGTCTTAAATCATCCTGTAGTTCATCAGGCTTAATCTTTGAGATTAAATCAGCAATCTTTTTGTGATTGTATATTTGCTCAATATATTGAGAACATTTGCTCATTTGATTGAGTAAAGATATCAACTATTTTTATATTTCAAAATTACATCTTGCAATTCTTCGCGACTATACTTATAAACTTTATTCTTTGACTTGCTTTCAAGTTTAATAACGTACTTATCTCCATAGCGTTCTACAAGTCCTATCCTGTACATTATCAGATTCCCATGCAAATAGTTATTGCACTTTAGACATTGCCCATGTACATTATCTTCATCAAATGTCAAAGCAGAATAATGACCTGAACTGAAGTAATGCCCTGCATGGTCTATTTTAGAGCCACAACTAATACATCCTAAATCTTTATCTCTGTTCCGGATAAAAGCATTAAAGACAGTTTGTGCTTTAGCTTTTAGTTTTGGAAGTGTTATAGTTTTTCGCATAATTTATGAAGTACAAGCACAATCAAATGCAGGTTTAATTTCGCTTAAATCGTAATCTTTAAATAAATTATTTTGAGCAATATCTCTTAATTGTTTTATAGTAGTTCCATTAAAATAAGTATATCCTTTTCCTATATTTTTATTATTTTCTTCATCCTTAATCCAATCTTCAGCTAATTCTGGATAACTTGCTAAAATAGACATAATTGCATTTTTGCCTTTCATAAAGCATAAAGTACAATTTCCTAATATTGAAGGTATTTCAAGATTGTATTCTTTTTTGCTCCAGTAATCATTTATAATTTTTTTATCTATTTTATTGTCAAATAATGGAAATTTATCAATAACTCCTTTCCACATTTGTTTTCTACGTTTAACTCTTAATGGTTCATCATATCTAAAACCTATAATATTTTCATATTTAATTAAACCTAAACTTCTTAAATATCTTCTTGCAGTTTTTATCTTTAATTCAACAGTACAAAATCTTTTAAAATTATTAGGTATCTGTTTTGTTCTATTTAATAATTCACGAAATCCTCCATCATAAGATAAACGAATAATTGGAATATTCTCATGTGATTCAAAATCATTTATGAATTTATATGTTTTTGGATGCTCCCTTCCTGTATCGCAAAATAAAACTAAATCTCCTTCATGATATTCATGTATGGTCATGTAAGCAGAAGTTTTCCCTCCACTAAAGTTTATTATTCTTTGCATAATCAATAAAAGCCATTTTCTTGGCTAAGTTTTTAAGATTGTATAATTCCTGACTATCTTTATCAAATCCTACTTCTAACTTATGGCAAAAGTAATTATAGTTAGCAATATCTTCTTTGCTAAATGAACTGGCTATCTCTTTCAATTGTTGCTTTCTATAATCCTTTGCTTTATCAAAAATAGCAATTCTTTCAAGTTTTGATAATTTATACATTCCTAACCTTTCTAAATAATCAAATAAGTAAGGAGGAATAAAGTTGATGTTTAAATCTGAATTAAGATAGTATTGAATATCTTCTTTCATTTCCTGTTCTGTAGTTTCTGCCATTGGTAACGCTTTTATTTCTTGTTGTTTAATATTCTCATTTGAGAAGTTTTTAAGCCATCTGCGATAAGAATTAAATATCCTGCAAAAGTATTCTAAAGTAAATTGATCATAGCATTTAATATCATCAATATCTAAAAGTCCATTAATCGCTTTGTCAAATGCTATTATTAGTTCGTTTACTGTCTTATTCGGATAATTAGTTCTTATGTAATTGAATAAGAATTGGTCCTGTTCAGCAGTAGGAAAGTGCTGTGGTCTTAATCCTATCATCCAGTAAACTATTCCAAACTTTTGGCTAAGTTCTTTATCAGATGCTTCTGATATCTTTAATCCTTCTAAAGCCTGTTTAACTGTATCTATTTGCATATTCCTTGTATGCGTTGAATTTATCTTCTGCAGTTGTTGGTTTTCCATTAGTTTCAAATTTTTGATTTTTAATCCAATTTACAAAATGTAAGTAAACTTTATTCTCTGAATGATAATATTGCTCTCCTGTAAGATATTGAGATTTAAATACTTCCCATAGGTCATTAACCTGATTTACAGTTATTGTTTTTTGCTTCTGTATTTTAATTTGTTGAATAGAACTAATTATATAATTTTCAGGTAATATGGTAATTTCTTCTTTTTTGAAATATTTACCTTTATTTTTATTTATATCTATATTTTCATTTTCATTTTCATTTTCCATATGAGAGGTCATATGACCACTTTCATTTTCTTTATTTTTAGTATATTGATTATTGCCTAAAATGTTGTTCCTTCTTGACTTTGTGAAGTTTTTTCTTTTATTAATTTCTATATCTAATCGTTCATTAAACCATAGTTTTTTATCATCTTGAATAAATTTGTGCTTGACTTTATCCCAAACTTGTCCAACAACTTGACCAATCATATGAGAGGTCATATGACCACGATTAAACTGCATCATTAGGAGTTCCATATAAGCACCTTTTTCTTCAAATGTCATTCCCATTGTGCCACCTATCCAATCATTAGGATAGAATAAAAAAGCTGGATCTTTTGCCATAAAATAAAAAAAGGGATAATGTAAGTCGCATCTACATTACCCCTTTAAGGATTGAAAATAAATTTCATTTCGGATGCGACCTCGTAATGAAATTGTCATCAAATATACTAATTATCTATTAAAATAATCAGCAGAACCATAAACTAATTTATAAATGTTGATAACTTTTTCTTTAAAAGCTGGTTCAGTATCAATGTAATTTTCAATGGATTGGATAGAATGTATTATAGTTGTATGATCCCTTCTGCCTAACATAAAACCTATTGACTTGTAACTCATACTTAAATATTTATCGTTTCTTAAAATATGAGATATAATCTGCCTACATTCTACTAAATTTTTCCATCTGAACTTTCCCAAAGCTAAAGTAGGACTGACTTTGTAAATTTCGCAAACCTTATTTATAACATCATTTGAAGTTATTTTTTTTATAGTATTCATTTCTAATTCGCAATAGCATTTTTCACATAACATAATTAATTATTTTAAATTTTAAAAATTATTTCCATAAAGTTGGAGTTGTTTTTTCTATTTTAGATTTAGCAAATCCATAGTTTTCAATATCAATTTTGTTTTGTTTTTCTTCCATTAACCATTTATTTGCTTTTGTCCAAAATTCTTTTTTTATTTCAAAACCATATCCTTTTCTATTTAATCTTTCTGCTGCTATTAAGGTAGATCCACTTCCAGCACATGGATCAATAACAACATCTCCTTCATCGGTAAAAATAGAAATCAATGTTTTTAATAATTCAATAGGTTTTTGTGTAGGATGTATTTTTTCGCTTTCACTATCTCTTGGCCAGTCAATACAATTAAAAATCATTTTACCATTATTTCTAAATTTAGGCAATCTATCACGATATAATACTAATCCATATTCACAATTGCCAACTATTTTCATATTAGCTTTTAATACCTGAGCTGAGAAATTTTTTCTAAAAACTAAATTTATATAATTATTTAATCCATATCTTTTTCCTAATTCAATTAAATACATTTGCTGATCAAAAGCACAAAATATAATCATGCAAGGAGCTTCACTTTTTTGCCTTGATTCACCTTCAACTTTTATTTTTTTATTTTCAGCTTTTAACATAGTAGAGCAAAAGTGCATAAATTCAGCAGGTCTAAAATCTTCATCAGTATCAAAAAATGATTTTCCAGCTAATTCACTTTCTCCATTTTGATTATCTCCATCTTTATACCATGCAGGATTAGAAGCATATGCATTATTACCTAAATTATAAGGTATATCTGCAATAATCAATTGAGCCTTTGGAATCGTATATCTTTTATAATTTTGAAAATGATCTCTATATATCATGATTTAGTTTTTAAGATTGTTTAATAATTGTTTGATAGTATCTTCAGCTATTTCTTTATGCTTTGCTTTTACATAAGCATATACCATAACAACCTTTTCTTCTTCAGGTTTCTTTAACCAAGGCTTAGGCTTAAACTCTTTTTTTGTTTTTAGGTTTTTCATCTTTTACTTTATCTATTTTTTTATAAGTTAATATTTTATTTATGCAGTAAAACTTATGCCCTGATTCATGGAGTACTAAAGATGGATTATCATATCTTAATATGGCCACTCTATCTCCAGTAACTCCATAGACTATTTTACTATAAGAACCAACTGAATCTTCTAACAGGTACATCCAAATCATCTTTAAGTATTTTTTTAAGTTTATCTAAACGATTCATGAAAGGTAATATAATTGCTTCAGGATGATACTTTTTAATAATCTCTACTTCATCTGCATAATATGTTATACAATGTTTAAGCGAAGATTCGTAACCATAGGAATCAGTATCAGGATTCCAAAGTTTTATTGTTCCTAAAGGTATATTATCCAATTTTAATTCTGAATGTTTGCCTATGTTTAAATAGTTTATAAAAAACTTTCGTGTCACAAACTCATCCAAAGCTATTTTTTCTATTGCGATATATGTATTTACTTGCATAATGTGATTTTATAAGATGAATTACTTTGTTTACTTGGAGGATAAATCTTTGTAACTTCATCCTCATTTACGATTTCAATACCTGATAAAGGCAATGTTTTAAGAAATTGTTTACGTTGATCAATATCAATTTCTATTAATTCTAACTGCTTTTCAAGATCTATTAATATATCATCTCCACATTTAGAGTAATCATATTTAATGCCTGTTTCAGCTAACTCAATCTTTGCTCCGGAAGCATTAGTTATATCCTTTCCGTTCTTAGATACTTCATCCCTAACGTAATCAGTAAATTCTTTTGATGCTCTTACTTCTTTTATGAAGGTTTCCATTACTGAAATCATTTCAGCTGCTTCTAAGATATTGCCATTATTTAGCAATTCATTTACTGAATTTTGAGCAACTATTTTAATCTGTGTTTTAGTTAATCCGTTTGATAATGTAGGTAACATGGTTATTTATTTAGTGGTTAATAATGTTTCAACTTCTTTAGATAATTTATACTTAGCTTTTATCTTATTGATATCTCCTTTGTCAAGCATATAAGCATGAGCCTTAGCAAATTCATCACTATTCTTATTTAGCCACGGCTTTTCTGATTGTTTATCAGGACCTCCTGTAGGATAAGTAGCTTTGTTTCCATCATCATCTTCATCAATGTTTAAAGATAATACTGAAGCTAAAGCATATCTACGTTGATAAGTAATACATGAGCCTCTGCCTTGTGGATCATCCTTTACTGGTTTCATTTCGTAAGTTGATTGTATCCATTCTCCGGAAGCACCATGAATCAAAATAGTAGTTAATCCGTTATCTCCAGTAGGGAATTGAGATACTGTCAAATCTGATTCTATCAATGGTTCATTAATAGCGTCTAAGATATTGCTCAATGATGCGTAAGTTGATTTGAAGAAAGGATTTTTAGCATCTTTCTTAATTGTGTCAACTTTGACATGAAAAATGATAAGTGCCTGTGCGATGTGTTTAATTGATTCTGATTTTTGCATGATTTTTGATTTTTAGTTTTTATATAAATTGGTTTGTGAATACTTTTCTTTGATTCGCTTAGTAACAGAAGTATCAGTGAACTGTGCTTCTTCTTCATCAATTTTCTTTTTTTCGTCATAAAGGATTTTGATTAAGTAGGTTGTAGATAAGATTGCGATTATACCTAAAAAGATTAACATAGTTTAGTTTTTAGAGATTAAGTAGTTTTGTAAAGAATTTAAAATTAATATTTTTTCATCTGCTGTAGCTGAAGATTCTCTGATAGATTGTAGGAGTATTTCCCAGGCTGTTTGTTGTGACATGATTTTGATTTTTAGTTTTGATTAATTGTGAAAGATAATGTAGTAAATGTGAGAAAGTGCGATTAATGATCCTACTAAGATTGATAGGATAAGAAGCAAGGCGATTTTAAATCCGATTTTTTTCATGTTGTTTGATTTTGATTATTAAAAAATTGTGCGTTGATTAGTCGCACCCCTACGTCTTTGGTTAATTATATAAATTTTACATTATTCTTTTTTAATAATATTTTTATGTCTTTTAGTAATGTCATATAATCATCCCACATTTGTCCTTTTTTCTTATTAGCAGGTGTAGAATAAATTCTTTCAACACCATTTTTATAATAATCAAACCATTCTGAAACTGTATAAGCAGGTAGAACATTATGAAGTTTGTAAGTTTTTTTAGATCGTGTCATGGTTATTTGTTTTTGTTTGATAAATCAAAGATATATAGATTAGGATTACAAAACAAATATTTTTGAAACTTTTTTTAAATAATTTTAAAATAATTTTTTTAGTTCGCTGAAAGTACTATAAACATTGAGTTATTACAAAAAGAAATATATTTAAGAAAGGATAAAAAAAGGACCGATATAAAAATATCAGTCCGCTTCAATCAAAATCAAAAACCTAAAACCATGAAAACTTTATGAAATTCTAATCTTCATCATCGTCAAATAATTCATCGTGCATCTCATTAATGCAGTCATCAATTATCCTAAGAGATTTTCTCATATTCTTTTAATTCTTTTAGCATCTTCTTTTGTCATTATTCCTGTATCAAGTCCTTCAACAGAAGAAATAGCATAGAAAGCACAACTGATATAATCAGTCCTTGTAGTATATTCTACATCTAACTCAGGTACTTCTTCCTTTTCAACTTCTTCCGGTGTAGGTTCTTCTAATTCTTTATCCATTAGTTATGATTTTTAAGGATTTCTAAGTCAGGTCTATCTTCATCTACTTTCCTTCCCATTTGTTTAGCATTTATCCTGATAGAATTTGCTCTACGATATTGCTTACATAAACTTTCAAGTAATGCTATTCTTTCACTTACTGGATATACTGCTAAAAGTGATTCTATTATCTTTCTCATTTGTCAGTTTTTGTATGATATTTATTACAGGTTTTACATTGATACTGAATCTTTTTAACTCCTGAAGCAGATACTCTATTACACATTCTAACAATATCATCAGAACCACATTCAGGACATGATCCTCTATCCTGTCCAAAGATAACTCCGTAATGAACCTTTGACAAAATGTGTACTGATAATTCTTTGTAAACTTTTTCAAGAACTACCACATCCATTTTACAATACTTTACCATTTTAGACATTGATACTTTACACTTATTAAGCATAATGTCCTTCCACATACCATAGTCAGTTTTTATCTTTTCTCCTACACCAAGAAACTTAGCTATATAATCTAACTTATTACTATTGAATTTAAACTTTGACCGGCTTATTTTTAAAGTATCTATTGTAGTATATCCTGGAAACATATCAATGCGATGAAATAAACATCGTGTTCTTATCCATGCTAAATCAAATTTATCGCCATTATGTCCTACTAACTCATCAGCAGTATTAGCAATCTGAATAAACTTCTGAAGCATCTTTTTATCGCATTGCTTAGAATCCCATTCTAAAGAATGAACTTCCTTTGAATCTTCCCACTTGTAACATATACAGATAATAGCCCTTTCTTTGATAATGCTTTCAGGACCTATATTAAGTTTAAATCCTGATTGCCAAAATAACCCGATATTTGCTGAAACCTCAATGTCAAAAAATAAGCGTTTTCTGTTAGTCCTAACTTGTTTTAGATTCATATTTTGAAGTATAGATTTGCTTCTGCATCTCTCCTTTTCACAAGTCCTGATAATTGCTTTCCATTTGAATTAACCCACTTCATAAATTCATCTCTAATAGATGAATCATTAGGATTGACAATTGCTTTCTTTTTTAATGTACTTGTATTGAAATTACCTATTCCGGTATTATAGGCAAATGAAACCATGGCATCAAATTGATTCTGGTTGCATTTAACTGTTATATTATTAGCGTATTTATTAACCCAAAACGTTAGTAGTTTTTCTGCTCGTTCAAGTGTTATAGTTTGATTCTCTTTTACTTTAGTTCCATCTTCCCACTGAGTATTCCCATATCCACAAGTCCAAAGTCCTGCCGGGCACTTGTAGGATTTCAAACTTAACCCTTCAAATTTCTTAATTAAATCAATACAATTTTTGCTTACTTGCATATAACAATAATAAAGCTACAATAAATAAAAATAAAAATATGGATATTTTACGAAATACTTTATATCTAACCTCCATTTTGGACTTATCCAATAGAGCAGAATCTCTCTGATAAGTTAAATTAAATACATTTGCTGAATCAATTTCTATGATAGTATCATGAATAGCAGGTAAAGATTTTATTATCTCTCTATACTTAGTCACAATTATTTCGCAATCTGTGACAAGTTTATTCTTGACAATAGTATCAAATAAATAGCAAGTATCTGTAATTAACACAGAATCAATTTTAAGGCTATTTAAAGCATCTAATTTCTTTTTCCATGCTTTGTATTTAGATGAATCAGAAATGGATTTAATAGGCTTGCATGGATACCACAGAGCAGTTTGTTTAGCAACTACTTCAGGGAACTTTGAATTAGCCTTAATAATCTGATTCGTCGCTTTCTGCTGTGTATAGCAAGATGATAGCAATAAACATACAAATACAAAAAATAATCGCATACATTATGATTTTCCTGTTACATCATGATCCTTAGTTAAATAACCAAAGGCAGCTAATAAGCCTGCAAATAAAAGTTTATTAATAGTTTCTTTATCAAAATGATAACCAGTGCCCTCAATGATTGGCTGAATAGCTACCAATACTGCTAAAGCAGCTCCTAAGATAGTTGTTTTGTTACTTTTCATATTATATATTTTCAAGTTTAAAAATTCTATTTTCATGATTTGCAGATGTTAATTTTAAAGATTCAATATCTTTTTTATTAGCCATGTCTGATATCATAATCTGTCTTATCTCATCTATTAATTTCTCAATTTTATTATAAATGACTTTACCTATAAAAGCAATAAGTCCGATGAGAATCATCAATAGAAAGTTAGAAAGTGAATTGTACATATTTAAGGAATTAAAGTTAAACCAAGTTTGTTAGCTGCCCATTGAATACAGTAATTATTATCTGCACCCCATTCTGCAAATTCTTCTTTAGTCATTGTCAAGTTTCCTTGATCAATAACTTTACCTGCTTTCAATAAATGCAAATCTCCATCAGAAGTTAAACGATAATAAAAGTCAGCAGTTTTAGCATCCATTGAAAATCCTAAAACTTTTAATTCTAAATTTGTTGCAGTTCCTTTAATTGGAAATACTATTGGTTGTATTTTAGCCATTTGTATATTGTTTTTATATTTTATTTTTATTGAACTTGCCCGTTTAATATAAACCAAACACCATCTCCGATACTATTATCATATATTAAAGTCATTGAATTTGGTTCTGTATTATGTAATATATCTACTGGTTGAGTACTATTATAATAAGTATTTCCTACAACTATTTCATTATCTCCTGATGCATATATTGATGTATAATAATCATCCAAAAAACCCCATGCTTTTATAATTATTTCTCTACCATCTGGAGGATTTTCTGGTAAATGAATATTTACATTATTATTTGAAAAATAAATTATTAGTATATGGTCATTTGATTGAACATAATAATCTGCATTACCATCATCTTGAAAAGAACTTATATGTTTTATTCTTGCTCCATTTGTATATAATTCTCCATTAATTGTTGCTTCTGAATTACTTATTAATCCATTGTGTATATAAGCATTACCTGAAACTTCAAAATTAGCTCCTGTATTATCATCACCAACTATTAATCTTGGAGTACTGCCAAATACATCATATGCACTTGCACCATTTATTACAACTGAACCATTTGCATTTATTCTCATTATATCAGCAACATATCCTGCAACTCCTCCTGTATTATCTCTTTGAATATAATTATATCTCATGAATGAATTTTCAGGATTTACTGAATCGTTACCATTTTGAAACTCAAATCCTGGATAATATCCTGCTGAATTTGTATTTTTAGTATGCCCAAATGTAATAGATGCACCACCTGTGTTAAAATTGCCTCCATTATAAATTCCTACTTTATTATCACCATTTTTTGTGAATGATGCAGTTTCAAATAATCCTCTATTCATACCTCCTGATACATTTCCACTTATAACATCAAATTTATTTTGAGGTTGTGTTGTTCCTATTCCTAAACGCTTATTTGTATTATTCCAATATAAAGATGAATCTCCACCAAAAGAACCTGAATTATTAAACTGAACATACCCATTATTACCAGCAGGATTTCCACTTCCTGTACTATCTTTAATTGCATATCTTGTAGAACCAATATTGAAAATTATACTATCCTTACCTGCTACTCTTGATATGTTTTTTACAAATCTATTGCCCATAGCAGTTGTAGGATTTACATCATGCCATAATGAATCAACTCTACTAAATTGTAAAATAGTAGAATCTAAAGGAACTAAAGCAATTTTAACATCTGAAAGTTCATCAAGTTGAAACCCATTTCTAATTGCTATTTGTATAGTTCCAAAATTTGGATGCGCCCTTGTTATTGTTCCAATAGCTACATAATGATATGGAGCCAATGGCTTTGTTAATGTGTAGCCTCCTGCAACTGTAGGACTTAAATATAAAGTTTGTCCATCTGTATAAGTTGATGTAGGCAAGTTTAAATTTGTAATAACTCCATTTTGAATAACTGTTCCTTGTGAATTATTAGGAATATCAGTTTCTACCAATCCGTAAGTATATGCAGAAGTAGATTCTTTATCTGCCTTTGCTAAGGCTATTATTGGTAAATTAGATGAATGTGCTCCATTAATATAAATTACACTTCCTTTAGTTATTGTAGAACCTGAATTATTATATACTGTAGTTGTTAATCTTGTTGCAGCACCACCTACTCCTGTACTATCTTTAATTGCATATCTTTTGCCTAAAATAGTGAATATGATAGAATCTTTACCTGATTCTCTTTGAATTGTATCTACTGCTCTTGATAATGTTCCACCTACACTATCTTTTATTTGATAAATAAGTCCATTTGCAGAAATATAAATTGAATCTTTGCCAGACTCTCTATAAATAGTATCTACTTTGCTTAAAAACGTTCTGAATTGAAAAGAATCAATATACCCATTAGTAAAATAACCTGCTTGAGCAATTGAAACAATGTCATTATTTATTCTTATTGGATAAGA